TACCTTGCCACGAATAATAGCGTTGTGCTTTGCAGATTTGTTAAATAGGTCTAATAAGTATTGCGGATAGTCATTGTTTTGACCATACTGCATATACCCTTCGCCTTTTTTCTCTTTATATTCCGGTTGCTTTGCTTCCGCAAATGTCAATACTTGTATTTCCATTATTGTCTAATTGTGAATGTGCTTGTTGTTTCGTATTCGGTAAATGATATAGTTGTACCCTCGAGTTCCATTATGCCGCTTTCAAGCAGGTTTAAGCCTGTCGGGTCTGTGTTGGTAGTACTTGTTTGCTCGTAAATTGTGTAGGTGTATTGCCCGTTTAAAGAGGTATTAAAGTAGCTATTAACTACAATAGTGAACTCGTTGTACCTTTCCTTGTAAGCACTAATATCCGTATTGTTTAGCTTAACAAATTTGATATCCGTATTTGTTGATCTATTCTCAAAAATAAATAGATAGTTAGGACTTGTTAAAAGCTGCTTCTCAGTCAAGGTAAGTATTATGTTTTGGGTTTGCCCCTTAGTTAATCTTATCACAACTATAAATATAAACTATCACGATTGTTTGCAAAATAAAAAACCCCCGAACAATTAAGTCCAGGGGCATCTATATACAAAACCAAAACAACCTAAGAACCTGCGGTAGTTAATTGACCTGCAACAGTAGAGTTAACTTCTGGAGCAAGGGCAGCTTCCGCACCTGTGAAGGTTAAAGTGTAACCACTTCTGTCGCCTTCTGCCGTACCTGTACCTGCGCTTCCTGCGGTAAGGTCTAAGCCTCTTGTTTTTCCTAAGTACCAATATTTGCCATTGTTATCTTTGGCAACTGATACTAAAGTGTTTTGAGCCAACAACAAGATTTCGTTCCTTGTGTTCGCTTGTAATTTGTTTAATACTATGGTTAATTCTGGAGCGTAAAAGATAGTACCATTTTGTACGTTTGCATTAACATTCTCAACTAATTGAGAAGTGCCTTTTACAAGTTCGTACTTAAAGAACTTCTTACCTGCTGCCTTTACTAAAGCGGTAATAACACCACTTGCTTCGGTAGTTGAGGTAACATCTGCTGCTGCCATAAAATAAACCTCAGTAATTCCACCTAAACTGTCTTTACAATCTAAGGTATAATTTTGAGTTAAAGCACAAGCCATTGTTATTGAATTAAATTAGTTTGAAAAAAATGGGGGATATATTTCAATCCCCCTATAAATTATGCAAGGATAAACTTCACTACTTCGTCAGGGAAGGCAATGTTTACACCCATTTTGAACTCAGATACGAAACGTACTTGATCTGCTTCTTTTGCATAGAAGATTTCAAACTTCTCTTCCTCGTTTAATAAGTCAGTACCTAAGAACAAGTTGCTTAAACGCATAGCGTAAACTTTGTTAGTTCCGTTAAGACCTGCAACTGCAATAACTTTGATTGTAGTACCTGGTAATACAAATTCGCTATCAGCTTTTACATCAATTTGGTAATTGAAAGAACCGCTATTTTTAAGAGCAACAGTATAAGTTCTGAATAAATCTTGACCGCAGAAGATAGTCATATCATCAGCAGCTACAACTTGTGCAGGGATTGCTTGGTAAACACCATCAAAGATAGAGATTACGTTTGCAGCAGTGATAGAACTTAAAGGAGCGCCAGAAATATAAGTAGAAGCGTTTGCAGCTACAACACCTGAAGCAGCGCCGATTAATTTTACAAGACCATCGAAGCGGTTAAGGTTAACATTAACACTTGAAGTGTCGCCAGTCCATAGCGCAGTTTCTAATTGAGCAGCAATAGTTTTAGCTTTCTTTTCAGAATATTCTTGCTCAAAAGGAATAGAGTCATAATAAGAACCAGTAGGTAAAGCCTTCTGAAGATACTTAGCTTCTAAATCTTTAGGGCAAAGAGCTTCGTTTACTTTAATTTTACCTGGAGTTACAGTACGTTGAGTAAAAGTTGTAGAACCAGAAGCGTTAAAACCGCAAGAAGCACCATCTTGGAAGATAGCATCAGTTTGCATAATGTTGATTTTTTCGCTTGACTTCACGCCAACCATAACGTTACCAGCGCTCTTAATAAGAGACGCAGTTTTTGAACCTAATACAGAAGAAGTAACAAGTAATGCTTCGTTTTCTTTTGTATAGTTTGCTAATGCAGATACATCAAATCCCATTTTATTTTATTTTTATTTGTTTAATAAAGCGTTTCTAAATTTCTCAATTCTATCGTACTTCATTGAGTGAGTTGTTACGTTAGCAGAAAAGTTGTTTTTTGGTTGCGCAATAGGTTCAGCGTTAGGTGTCTTTGTAAGTGCTTCTATTAATTCAGCTACTTGACTAAAGCCATTCTTAACTTTTGCCTCTAATTGTGCTACTTGTGTTTTAAGACCTTCGTTTTCAGCTACTAAGTTTGCGATTTCGTCAGCCATTTTCTCGTCCATCTTCTTTCCCATTTCAGCAGGTGTTTCGTCAGCTTCTTTAGCTTCTGCTTCTGGAGTTTCAATAGATAAGATTTTAGCGGCTTCGTCTAATACGATTTTAGTGCCGTCTGCTAATTGGTGTTCGCCCATTGGAGCAGGTGTTCCGTCAGCCAATGTAACTTCTCCACCGATAGCAAGTTCGCTAACCATAACCTTTGTTCCGTCCATAAGGCTATACTCAGCAAATGTAACTGGTACTTCCTCGATAGGTGCTTCAATAGGAGCAGGTGCTTCTACTTGTGGCATATCTTCGAATAAAGCCCTAATTTGCATAATTGCATCTTTTGCGTTCATCATTCTTTTTGTTTAAATATTAATAAAAGATTTTGTTTATCATTTAACTCGTTGCAATATTTCCTTTATTGCATTCATAAGTTCTTGTTCTTTGCTTGGCTTTGTCTTATAGGTAAATAACCCTTCTACACTAAAGCCTTTGAATTTGCCCTCTTTAACATCGTTCCACACACCTTCGTTATCTACTTTGAACGAACCAAACCACGAGCCGTCAGGCGCATCTTCAAAACCCTTCATTGGTTGTATGCCACGGCTTTCGTCTGTAATAAAGCTTTCAAACATAGTAACCCCTTCTACTTGTTGTTCAGGAGAGTGCATCAAGTTTACGTTTGACTGATAGCCTCTTTTGAAAAACTTTTGCGCAATCTTAAAAATAGTATCTTTACTAAAGACCACATAATAATCCCCGTAAGTAGCATCACTGCGAAAAATAGGTACATCAGCAAGCATAAGAGGTCCAGAAATAATACGCTTATCTTCGCTAACCACTTCAAATCGTTGTTGGTTTTTAAAGGCATTCCAATTCTTTTGAATAGCAGGTCTGTCTACGAGTGCCACATAATCCACCTCGGCATCGTCATTCATATCCTCGCTAATGTCTAATAAATAAACAGGTAAGTCCATAATCTTAAATATTAAGGGTTTTAAATTGTTATCATTTAACCAAATCTTGCTCTTTGCTGAATAGCTGCAATCCTTTGTTGGTTACTTGTTACATCGTTCTCAACAACGTAAGCCCTTACGGCTTGGTTGCCTATTGCGTTAATTGTTTGGTTGCTTAGGTTTGTAGTTGCTGCTTGTGGTTGTGGTGGTGTTATTGGTGCTGCCGAACTTATACTCGGTGCAGTTGCTCCACCGCCTACATTACCAGTTCCCTTTGCAGAAGGTATATTAGTGCTGATAATCTTTTTAACGTTTACCAATCCTGCTGCAACTGTGGCTGCTGCTGCAATCGCTCCGAATGGTGGGGGATAAGCACCTAAAGCTTTGGTCGCACCTTCATAAGTAGACATAACCGCTTTAGCAACTGCAATAGCTTTTCCTGCAACGCTATTTTGGTCTATAAGACCTGCAACGGCATCAAGGGCTGCCATAGCCCCTTGCTTTTGTAATTCAAGTTCTTTTAGCTTATCATCAGTTTTTTGCTTTTCAATTTGCTTTTCGGTATTTGCTGCATTTTGTTGCGTTTGTATACCTTGTAAAGCATAGTTAGTCGTTACGGACATAACCTTCATTTGACCTGCTATCCTTTCATTATCTAACGCTTCTTGCTCTTTTTTAGCTTTATCCTTTGCATCTTTTTCGTCTTGTGCAACTTGCTTTTGGCTTACTAAGTTGTCTTGTTGTAATAGCTTCCTTCTATCTTGTTGGTTTTTTAATAAGTCCTGAGAAAATTGTTTATCTTCTGCTAATTTCTTATCGTTTTCTGCCTTACGTTTTGCCGCAGCTTCTTTACTTGCATCATCAGAAGCTTTAGCAGCATCTTTCAATCCGTCATTAATACGCTTTTGTTCCTGGGCATCTAAAACGGCTTGTTCGGTTTTTAAACCTCTAAACTTCTTAAGTTCCTCATCAGTTAGCCCTTCTTTAGTTTTTAGCTTTGCCCTTAAAAAGTTAAGTTCTGCTTCTCCTTGTTGTTTAGATAATTCGTATATTTCCTTCTCCTTTCCACCTTGTGCAGTAAGCACTTTAATTCTTGCCTCAATACCTTCGTTACCACGCTTTGTTGTTTTCTCTAAAGAAGCCAAAGCACGTTCTGCTTGTGATGTAACACCTACAAAGTCCGTAACTTTTGTAATGATATTGCTAAAGAAAGTTCCAACTTGTGCAAGTCCTGGCACTAAATTTAAAACCGCCTTCTTTACTTTGTCAAAGTTAGCAGCTACTAAACCAATGCCGATTGCCAAAGCACCAATACCTGTTGCGATTAAAGCCCCTCTTAAAGTAGAGAATGCACTTACTACCTGCGTTTTAATAACTGTACCTAATTGCTTAAAACTATCTATGCTTTCCCCTACTGCTTGTAAGCCTTGAGATAAAGCCATAGCAGAATTTACTTTAAGTAAAGTTTTCTGCAAGTCCTCGTTCTCCTTACCAAATAAAGCAGTTGCTCCTTGTAAAGCACTAAAGCCACCGGCTACACCACTAAGCGATGCAGTTAAGGCTTTGAACTTAGCATCTGGATTGAAGGCATCAATTAAACTCTTAGCATCTCCGATTTGGTCTTTAAGTTCGGCTGCCCTCTTTGCTGCGTTTACGGCTTCTTTGCTACTTGCTCCAAACTGCTCGGATAGTTTTGTTACCTCAGCGGTTGCTTCTCTTAGCTGCGCTTTTAACGAGCCTAAAGCTTGGTCTTGGTTACCGCCGACTGTTATATTTATACCTACGTTCTCTTGTGCCATTAGTATGAAGTTTCTATTACTTTAAGGAATGATAATTTAGTAGTGTTGTATTCCATTGGGTTAAAGTTCTCGACTTTATTAAGCCTAAACAATACCCCGTCTATAAATACATATTTACTAAAATCTAAATTGAAAATGTCTATAATATCCAATAAACCAAAGCACGTTAATAGCTTACTATCCTTGCTTGTTATTTCAGCAATGTAAGGACTATGAAAGGCATTAAATACGTTTGTGCTTGGGTAACTATTAGGGTTAAATTGTAGTTCTTTAGGTGCGCCAAAGTTAATGTCATTAGTAGGGTTAATAGGGTCATCTAAGTGTCCTGCGTAACCATAGCTTGTATAAGTAGCCAAGTTAGTAGTTGTGTTCATAATATTCCAACTTGCTACACCGGTAATCTTCTTTGTTTGCATTATACGAATAATGCTATCCATTCTATCTTCTGCGCTATTTGTATTTGACTTCTTATAGATTGCAGGGAATACTTTGTCTTGTCCTGTTTGCTGAAACAATACAGATGCAGCAAATATAACTTCTAAAGTGTCGGTTTCTTTTACAAAATCAAACTCGGTATCATAAATAAAATCTCCATAGCCTTCGGTGTACTTCTTGCGGTAGTTTTCTCCGTAGAAATCATTGTCAGCCTTAAACTTGTAGTTATAGTAACGAGCGTTAATCTCGCTCATTGGCTTTATGCTTATAGGTTTTGCTCTATCTACTTTGTTAGTCCAATCTTCTGCATTAGCCGATACTTCAGGATAAAAGTCCACATACGGACTAATAACCAGTTCCTTGTCGTTAAACTTATTCTCATAGACGTAAAGATTAAACATCTTAACAATGCTTAAAAAGAAATCAGTTTGAAATATACCTTTTGGGATTGTATCGTTTACCTTAATTGTTTCTCCTAAGTTTACCTGCACTTGTGTAGGTGTGCTTGTAGTTACACCTATCTCTCCTAAAGTTATATCCAGGATAATGCCGTTTCCTAATATCTCAACTTGCATTGTGTCAGTATTAGCAAAGGTTACTCCGCTAACAGTGAACTCGCAATTCATAAAGTTACTTACACTTGCATCAAAATCTTGTCTGCCTATTTCAATGTTATTCTTTTTAAGTATAACAGAATAGTTTGGTAATGGTGGATTGTAAAAGGTAACGTTGCCCCTTAATAAAACCTTTATATCGGTTGTAATTGTTACACCGCTTCCATAAGTAAATAACTGCCCTAACCCGTCAAGTGTAAAGCTACCTGCGGTAACCATTGTATATTCTACATAAGGACTTAGGTTTGTGTTTATTGTTATTAGCTTGGCTGCTGCGTTAAGGCTTGTATTGTTTAGCGTTGTTATGTTTGTTTGGTTATGCGGTATAATTAAACGCTTGAATAAAGCAGTATCAAAGAACGGGCAACTAAAAGTATAATCTGTTCCTGCAAATATCTTTTGCATATACTCTTTTACATACAAAGCAGGTCTAAACGTTGTGTATTGAAAGTCCTTTTTAAGTGTTCCGTATGTTCCCGTACTTACGTTTCCGTAATCAATCAAAGGATAGTAATAGCCAGAACCCCCTGCGTTATCCCAACTCGCACTAATATTGGCTACGCTATAAGTATGGTTGTAAGCACTAAAATCTAAATCTTCCAAACGCTTATTGCCTAACTGATTAATAAAGCCACCAAGTTCCCCGACAACGCTACACTGGTATTCAATAGTTTCTTTGTCAATAACTATTTCCAATATTCGTAAAGTGCCTTTGAATATTTGCACCTTATCAATAAAAATTTTGCAGTTCGCTTGTTTAGTTACGTTAAAGTTATACCCTACGTTTGGTAAGGTATTATCCGTAAAGTTAGCGTTGTTAAGTTCAAAGATGTACCCAAATACAAGGTTATTGTTTGCCGTTCCTGGAACGCTAATTGTTTTACTATAAGAAGTATTGCGACTACCGAACTCACTTACATCGTCAATGGCATAAGTAAACTCGGTAGATATATCCTGCAATAGATCAATCTTCTGCTCTTCTACGTATATCTCGGTACTAATCATTATCTGAATTGGCTTGTTAAGTATTTTCCTACTTCTACTTCAATCTCAAAGTTAAATAGTTTATCTGCACTTTCTAACTTGTACTCGTAATTGCTTGTACTTATGGTAACAGGGAAATAAGCACCAAGAACCTCCATATAAACAATAGGACTTGATACAAGCTGAGCCAACCACGAATAATCTTGTTCGCTAACCCAATCAGAAGTAAGCCTATATTTATCCTTATGCTGAATAGCATAGTTGAAAGTTGTTTCGTTATATCTGTTATATCCATCTATGTTTGTCATTTGTCCACCTACAAGCTGCCAATCGCTTCGCCTGTATGATGCTCTTTGGTATTCGCTTGACCTTCTATTAACAAGGGCAAACTTTTTAGTGTCCCAACCGCCAAGCCTATTTAGGAACTCTAAGTTGAATTGTTGGTATTTAGGATAGCACTTATGCTTAATCTTAATTACCCTTGTTTGTGCGCCACCTCTTTTTAAATAAAAATTATAGCCGTAAGTATTCTCATCTATAATCGTGCCAGATGCCCAATCGTTTATGTGTCCTGCTTGTAGGTTAAACATATTAAATTGACCGCTTAAGGTTATGTTACCAGATACAGTATTAGTAACCACATCGCCTTGCCCTAATACTTCTACCCAAGCCGAATAACCACCCGTTGCAATTCTAAGGAAGGTAATGTAAAAGTTATCTCCGTATTCAAGGGTTATTTCGTCTGTATCTCTTTCCGTTAAGAAATCATCGGTAAAGTTTTCTAATAGTAAATTATCGTAATAGTCCGATAGCACCAAAGGTGTTTGGTTCTTTGTTAAGAATACGTCAGCAAACAATGGCGGTACAAAGTTGTAAGCCGAATAGCTGCCCGATGCTAAGTTTGTAGTTGTAACACCGCTTACCTCTTCGCCTATCCTTACTTGGTAATCTACTTTGATCTTATCATTTGATGCTACAAGTATTGAGTTACCTGAAGGCTCGAAGTAGTTAGTAACAAAACTTCTTACCATTGGAGATGCGTTGAACACCCCATAGCTACCTTCTGCACTTGGAGCAGGAAATACTTTAGAACGTATTACCTGGCTGCCGTTTATATAAACATCATAAACGAATTTAAAGTTTGTAGTTCCGCTATTAGTAGAACTTGATACGAACCATAAGTTATCGTGCATAGAAGAATAAGGTGCAGGACTACTTGTTATTGTTATTGCCATTGATTGCTTGTTTGATTTGAATTTGCACATCGCCACCTACTGCGATTGCTATATTCTCAATAAATTCTTTATTAAATATTTGCGCTACCGCTCTATCAAAGTAGCGTGTAGATTTTAAACCTTTCCTATGTATACTTCGAGCAATTAAAAAGGCTAAGGACTTCTTGCCTTCTATTGCCTTTGCTTCAGTTCCAAGCTTTGTATATTTTTTAACCGATACCGACTTTAGTTTATTGTAACTAAGCCATTTTTCTATTGAACTTACCGGAACGGCTTTTTTATTTCCCTTAAAAGCGTAAGGTGTTTTATTGTCTGCTTTCTCGTTCTTTGTACCTTTTACCCCTTTGTTTACAAAGTCATAGTATTTAGATGCTTCGCTTCCTGGTTCATAACCGAGGCTTAAAATGTAACCCGTGCCAAACTTTGTAATGATAGGCAAAGCCGGTTCTGCCAATCTTCCAGAACTCGTAATATTTTCCTTGTCAAGTATTTCGGTAATCTTATCGTTAAAGGCTTTACCATATAAAGCTAAAGTATCTTCTAAAACGGGAAGTTCTCCTGGCTTGTACTTATCAAAGCTACCGCCTAAGCTTTGTATAAAGCTATCCCTTAACGCTTGTATTTGTGCTTTCGATATACTCACGCTAATAAATATAAGGAAGGTCTAAAAATAACTAACCCCACCAAAAATGGCAGGGCTACTTAAGTTTCCTATGTTGCTCTTTATCGTAATCGGCTTTAGCCTTTAGATAGGATAGGGTATTTAAGAATTGTATGGTGGTTAGCTCATAGCTTTGGTCAACTGTGATATTTTCGTGGTCGGCAACAGATTTGGCGCAATACTGCCATCCAAAGTGCTGCATAAAATTTGAACTACCTCTTTCGCTTGTTCCAAACTCATTCCCTTGTTCGTCATTTCCTGAACCAAATAACCCTGAGAAACTTCTATCCAATTTCTGTATACTTGATAAAAAAAAACAATGGATTGATAAACGTGCATAAAATTAGCCCCTTGTAAGTCCTCGGCATATTGGCTATGCTTTGCCGCATCGTAGGTATCATCGACCCATTTACCACACCAAGTTTTGCGTTGTGGCATAACCATTGAGGCTGCTAACTTGTGTAGGTTACCTACTAAGTCCGTACTAAATACTTTTGTCTCAATGTATCTGGCTGCTTTGATTTGCTGCACATCATAAATAAACTTGTAACGTTTGCCGTTTACTTCGGTGTACTTAACCGGCTTACCTTCTATCTTATGATCTAAAAAGTCAAGGGTTACCTTCAATTTGTTAAACTCCCCTACGCTTAGGCTATCTACTTGCGTGTCTGTAAGGTTATGCAAAATGCCTACTAACTTACTTTCTACATCTAAGGTTGTCCAATCCTTTTCAGGCTTTGTAACTATCGGGTAAATCTGTTGGTACTGCCAAACTGTTAAATCGTTCCAAGTCATTTTCTTAGTTTTAACATTATCTCATAAGCAAGATGCCCACCTATGTAGCATAACGCTGCCAAAGGTAAGCAAATTGCAAAGAAGTACAATATTTTTATTACTTTAAGGATACGGCTACACTTGTTGTGCTACTCTTAGCAGGTGGGTAAACTCTGGTAACCTCGCCCGTAACTCCGTTAATAATATCAAGTCCTTGATGCGGAACTTTTTTTAGGAACTCTTCCATATCCTTTTTGGCTTTAGCTGCACTATTGTACTCGGTCATAATTTCCTCGTATGCAGGACTTTCGCATTTAGTATAGTCATACTTAACTCCGACCTCGCGAATGTTAAACTTAGCACTCATATACTCGAAGTCCTTGCCGTTTAATACGGCTGCTTGTAATACCGCATCTTTATAGTCCTTGTTTGCCTTTAGTGTTTCGAGCATATCCTCTAAGGCTTTAACTTGAAGATGTGTTTTTAACGGGTCAAGTTCCCCTGCGTTTAAGCGTTCAATTAATTGGTGGGTAAACTCGATGCGTTGTTCTTTTGTTGTTTCGAAGATTTGTTGTAATTCCATTGTGTTATTTGTTTTGGTTATATTTGATTGATTGTAACACTTCATACCAATATTCAATATCTCCAGCAATAATTGTATTGCCTAAATCACTTGCACCTGTATGCCATGTTAATCTGTCAATCATCTCGTTTACTACTATTCTTGCACATTCTTTAGCCTTTCTTAAAATTGATTCTGGATATTCTGTGTTAGTTAGCATTGAGCTACCAACATATCCATTTACATAAGGCTTAAATTTTTCTACTAATTCTGTTGCTTTTTCTTGTGGTGTCATAGGTTATTTGTTTTAATCTTTTATAAATTCTTTTGTTATTGATTGTTCAAGTCCTTCAAGTACCTCAACGCTATTACATTCAACAATAATTTTGCAATGAGGGTGATAGTTATTATTTAAATACTCAATTAATGGCTTTGCAGCTTCTAATAATAAATCTTCATTCATAGGTTATTTGTTTGGTTATAGGTTTGGTTGTAGTATTCATCTCCATATGAAATAGTATCCTTAACAAGACTATCCCTTAATTCATCTTCAGACATTTCATCAAGTTTTTCTCTATGTACTATTGTTTTAATAGAACAAGCATTACCTGCATCTATTATCTGCTCTTTTTCTTTTTCAAGTAAATCAGTAGCAATTCTTAATACTAAAGGTGACATAGGATAAGCCTCAATTAATTTAAGCTCATCAATTAATTCTTGCATTGCTGTTTTCATAGGTTATTTGTTTTTGGAATTATGTTTCTAATTTGATTGAATAATTGTTTTTAAATAGCTTGTTTTTAATTAATTAGAAGTATATTTCTAATTTTATATTGTTTCGGGTTTGTAATTATCTATGTCAAAAAAGCCGATTTCTGACTTATGTTCTGGTTTTCTTAATCTACGTTTAGAAGGTTCGTAACCCTTCTCGTTGCAGTAGGTAAGTATCTCCAGATAGGTCGCATCTATGTTAGACATCATAATGCTGATAGGCTCACTTGCGTAATATTTGTCTATATATTCTTTTGTGCTTTGGGTCATAGTTTTTAATTGTGTAGTCAAATAATGCTGCCATTACAAAACCTGTTGCAATTAGCAGAAGGCATATAGCGTAAATCATTTTGAGTAGATGTCTTGTAATTGTCCAATAAGGTAACAAGCTACTAAAAATACGGCTAAAAGTTGTGCGGTTTCTTTTTTCATTGTGTTTGTGTTTAAGTTTAAAAAGGTGGGGCTATATTTCAAGCCCCTGAAATTTTAATATTCGCCGTTGTAATTTGCAGACCATAAGTCAGAGCAATTAAAAATAGCTGCTTCCATAGCCTTCTCGGCTTCAAACATATTACACTCGACTGCATATCCATTAGCCGAATACCCGTTCCAACCTTTTAGCTGACCGCTTAATTGGCTAATTTGCTTTGATGCTTTTTGTAAGTCAGTTAATTGAGTAGGCATTTTAAACCAATCTTGCTTTAGTAGCCATTGTTGGTAAGAAGTAGGTGTACTTAAAAATTGCTGACCTTTGTACTTACCGAATTTTAAAGTGAAGTTTTGCATAAAAAATGTGTTTGTGGTTAATTGATATATCAAATATACAACCTTTTCACATTACACAATCAAATTGTGAAACTTTTTTTAAAAATTGTGATGAGCGGTAAATATCAAGGATAAGCGGTAAATTATAGGAAGGCATACCTACCCGTGCCACGTTTAAGGCTGAAGTTCTGCCAAGCCAAAGCCAAAGCCATAACGGCATCATCGTGAAAGCCTGAAGGTGCGGAGTACTTAACACCCGTTGCCGTATACTGATACTCAAATACTTCAAGTTCCTGGCTGATTATACCCTCTGGGTAGCCTATCTTACCTTGATGTATTGCAGCTTGTAAGCCTTCCATTAGTTGTTGTTTACTTGAACTTGTAAACTTTAAGCCTTGTATCATTACCCCTTCTCTTTGTAAGTCCTCAAGGATAGGGTCGCCAACCCCCGTAGAATCGACAAGGATAGGGCATTTAGGCAATCTAAGTATGTTTTGCTTAGTATTGTGCCAATCCATTTGAAAGCGGTCAAAATAAGCCACGTTTCCATCTTCGTCTAAGCCTACGATAACAGTCCAATCGACTGACTTAGCAAGGTCAATCCCATAAGCTACAATCGGCATTGTTGTTACTGGGTGTATACAATTACGAATGTATTGACTACCAAATGGGTTTGCTGCGTTCTCCGCAGGGTTTGCCATATACTCCTGCTCAAACACAACCTCAGGCAGTTGCTTCCTTGCATCGTCTATTTCGTTGGGGTCAATGTAAGGGTTATCGTATGTAGTGAACTTAAAGCTTTGCCAATCGGGTTCTGCTTTGCTAAACAAACTAAAGAAGTAGTTTTTACCTTTTGGGGTGCTTAAGAATATAGCTTTACCCTTGTAGTCCGTTAAAGTAGGTCTTATCGAATTTAGCCACCCATCTTCAAGGTTAGGTATGAAGGAAGCCTCATCTATTACGGCTAAGTGAAACTTTAAACCTCTAAGATTGTCTAATCTTTCGCCTGTAAAGAAGCGTATGCTTCCACCCGTTATAAATGTAATAACAAGGTCGCTTTCGTTCTTAGAGTATATTTCTAATGGCAATAGGTCTACTATCTCTTTAAAAAATATCTTTCCTAATTGGTAAGTAGGTGTAATGTAAGCTACACGCTTTTTATTGACCGCAGTATCTATGCTTATTGTTTGGCTAATCAAGGACTTACCAAATCTTCTCCCTGCCATCATTACAATAAACCTACTATCGCATTCAATTACTTGCTTTTGCGCTGGGTGTGGGTTATGTAACTTCAAGCCTATTGTCTGCATTATCTATCGTAAGTTATTTTAATCTCACTTACTTCGTGCTTGTTTTCTGACTTCTCTACTAAGCTATTTAATCGCTGAGTAATGCTTGGATTATAAACCCCTGCCATTCCCCCTTCGATTTGGTCTTGTCTAATTGTTTTCTTAATACGCGAACAGATGGTACGAAAATCCTCATAAGCATTATCTAAATTGGCAAAGTATCTTCCTAAATCGCTGATAATTCCTTGATTATAACAATAGTTTTCAAAGCCTTCTATTGTTAGAGGTCGCTCCCTTAATCTGTAAACTTCGTCTCCATCTTTGCCTACGAAATCGTGTACTCTAATAGGATTGCTTTTACAATATTCGCAATACTCGGTAAAGTATTGTAGCATTAACTCAGGCGTTTCTATTGCTTTATGTCTACCCATCTATCTTGTTTTTATAGTGTTGGCATATCCTATCCATTACAGATAGGTAATATGTGTTAAAATCTTTGTAACCTTCGTTGTCTTGTTCGTATGTCTTGTATAAGATGCCCCTTAATCTTTGGCTCGGTGTTTTAAACGTGTCTGGGTCTGCCTTTAGATTTTCTATTACGTCTTGCTCTTCTTTGCTAAAAGGTTCTTCTTTGATTGCTAAGTAGCAGAACTGTTGGTTAAGTTGGAATATATCCGCAGCATCTTTAGGACTTAGTTCTTGGGTTGCTATTGTTAGCTTGATTGTCTTGTCTTTGCGTGATGCTATGCTTTCTATTTGACTTGATAATAAAATCATAGTATGCCGTTTATTATATCGTTAGCTTCGTCTATTGCATCTTCTTGGTCTAAGTATGTGTCTACGTCTGCTATATGTTTGTTAATTAGGGTTTCTGCCATTGCATAGGTATAGTGTCCTATGGTGGTCATATCATCTCCGTTTTTACCTGTCT